CCAAATACTAAATCTACTTCGTCGTTTGCTTTTGTAACAACGTTGTAAATGTCTCTTTCTGATTTGGCTAGTGAATTGTATATTGCATTGTTTCCAGACAGCGACGGAACCTGCGTCCATTTTTTTGCTATCTGTCCAAACTGATCTAATTGATACAACCAAACATCACTGTTGTTTATATTTGGAGTGTCTAGTGTCTGTATATAATTTGTAATTGCCGAATCAATTGTAAAAGTTGTTTGTTGTATTCTTCCTTGTTTGAACAGGAAGAAAAATCCTGTATTGTTGGAACTATCTCCTGAACCATCACTTCTGTAAGTGTATGTCAGTCCTGTACCTTCTACTGGGTTTGATTCGTAAATTGATTCTGAATTTTCAATTGTCGATGATACTATTTCAAAATCTCTGCCCACTCCACCAACATTTGATGTAAAATTAAACATCGGTAAGTCTGCTTGATTTGAACTTAATGTGTAAACTTCAGTTTTTACTCCACCAACAGATGCCGCTTCTCTTGGCTTGCCAAAAAGTTGTCCTGTTTGATTTGCCGCATTTAGTATTGCAGTAAATTGCTCTCTGTAATTTGAGTTTGCAGAATCATTCCAAAGAATTGTGTTGTTAGCAAGGTTACTTCCTGATGAGTCTAATACATCTTGCGTTGTGGATATTGCGTTTACTTTTAATAATCCTGTTGCTGGTTGATTTCTTTTTGCGTTGTAGTTGATTAGCCTCGCTAATCTTAAAATTGAATTTCTTCTTTCTGCTGTTTCTAAAAAGTTTTCTCTAGCATTCAAATCCACTCTGAAAGATAATGCTTGAGCAATATAGGCTATTAGATCCAAAAGTGCTACATATTCAGAACTTTCAACGTAATCATTAAAATCGTCTGGATAATTTTCTTTAAGATAATTGACCATTGTTCTACGAAGTGTTTCAAAATCGTAGGATTTAAAGTCTGCTTGTTGGAAAGATTGGTAAATTTTTCTCCAATCTTCTGCAACTAATAATCTATTTTGTCTATCTGTTGTGGCCATTGTTTTTTATTAATATTAACAACGGTATTTATAGGATATATTATATGCGTACTTTAAGATAGGCGTAACAGCGAGTTCTCATCAAAGTTGAATGATAGTTTTTCAGTGATGTTCAGCGGAACATACGTTATTGACGCCTCTATTGCTATCCCTTTGTCTGCTTCTCTGACTCTTATATCACTTGTGGATAGCCTTGGATCAGCATTTAAATTGGCTGTTACATCTTCTATGATTGCCTCTTTTAGGTCCTCTGTGAATGGTTCAAACAAGGCATCGTAAATTATTGTTCCAAATTCGGGGTTTTCAACACGTTCTCCTTTACGCACTGACAATCTATTGATCAAGTCTTGTTTTGCTACTTCAAAATCATAAAGTTTAAAATTTCGTTTCTCTGCCCTCGATGAAAAACCCTTAAAGGTAATTTTCCCTGGTTGTGAACTATTTGATGAGTTTGAATCGTATGCCATATACTATATTTACTCCCTAAAATCTAAAGAAACTTCTCACAGCACTCACAGCCTGGTTTGCGTACCCTGATAGTTGTCCTGAGAATGCTGACAGTTTGCCTTTCACAAACGCCAACGAATCATTTTTGATTATGTTTTCAATATTTTTTGCCTTTGTAGAAAGGCTTTTAATATCATTCAATGGTAATTTTATTTTGTCGTTTAGTGCTACAAGTTTTTTAACTTGTGATGTTACTCCAGATACTGTTTTGTTTGATTCCAATTTATTTTTAATTTCTCTTAACTCAACCGGCATCATGTCTGGATTTTGTTTTGCTATCAAAGCCATTGTCTCGTTTATGAAACTTTTCTTACGTGCTTCACTGCTGGTTCTAGTGTATGGTTCGTGTGTCACAAAGTCTGATACTGTGGTTGGCACATCTACTGTGTTAGGCTTGCCTCCTTCTTTAATTGGCTTGTCTATGTCGATGTCTTTTCCGTTTGTTGTTATTATTCCTACAGACTCGTGTTCTGGTACTAACCAACTTGGTCCCCAATTTGCGATTCCTCCTCCACCGCCTGATCCTGGTCTTCCCATTGGCATATTAAAATGTACCTGTGATCCTTGTAAATGGAATTGTCCACCTGCGCCATGCAGTTGTTGTCCGGTTGTATAAGATGTTATTGATTTGCCTCCAAAGGTGCTTACTCCTCCCATTGCCGAATTTAGTATACTCGATTTTGCCATTGTGTTGACATTTAATCCTGCATTGTGATTTACATTTTGTTCTGCTGTAAAATTTAAACTGCCTTTTGCATGAAAATTAATATGTGTATCCGAGTGTAAGTTAAAATCACCACCTGATCTAATATTAATTCCTGATGCGGAATATATGCTGACTGTACCGTCTTTTGACATCTCTATAAATGCTTTTCCTGATCCGTTTGCAAGATACACTACTCCGTCTGTGTCATGCATTAAAAGTTGGTGGCCTGATGCAGTTCTAATTCTTGCAAGTTTATTTTTGCCATTTTCGTCTCCGTCGTCTAAAACAAAACAATGGCCAAGATCTCTATCCACTTGAATAGGTGTGCTGTTCAGACCTATGTTTAATTCTCTCGATCCTTTGCTTATTGCACCTGGAGTATTCCAACCAAATACTTGACTTGGTGTTTCTCTTCTAGCACTAGAAGACGTTGTTCCCCTTACATCATCTTTTATTAATCCTTCTGCAAAAAGTTGCTCGGCCAATACATCATTAACCGGAAACTTCCATTGATTCATTGCTTCAATTGATTCACCTTGGCTGTATGCTTTTTTATTTTTTTCTTGCACAGGTAAAAAATTTGTGCCGTAATTTTTTAGTTTTACTCCTGCGTTTGCACCTATCTGTCTTTCTCTATTGCTGATCTGATTGGTGTTATTTTCTGTGTTGTTAGAAGCACCCATTCCAGGTACCATGTGATTGGTTAACGGCTCTTGTATACACCCCAACCAAAATGCATTTTTTTGTCCTTTTTCACCTTTGGCAAATATTACTAATACGTTTGTGTCTATGTCAGGTGGTATCGCCCACATACCATATGAACGTTGTTGCTTACCTCCGGAAATCTCTCGGGTGTTTGCTTTGAAAGGCTTTGCACCATAGAACGGTGACAAATACTGACACCATATAACTTGTGATGGATTAATATCATGTCCGTCTGTTCTGGATAATTCAGGAATTACAACACCCAGTCTTCCCATTTTAAGTGGGTCCACAGTGTTCTTAACAACAGCAATATAAGGACCTGAATCGTTTGAACTTCCTTTTTGAGAAAAGTTTTTTAGATTGTCTTGTGTGTCTGCAAATCCACCTGATATCTTATAACTCATGCCCTATTGTCCTCTTTTTTGTTTTAGAATTTTTCTGCCATCTGCCAATGTAACTTCCACACCTTTTTTGACTGCGTTAGAAACTTTTGTTTTGGCTTCACTTTCTAATTGTTTAATTATATTACCACCGAACTTCCTTGGATTTGAAGATCCTGGGTAAGTTATTGTTGCTTCGTTGTTTACTTCTTTATAATTTTTGGATATTTGTTGTTCTATCACTTGAGCCGCATTACCTTGCTGTTGCTGGTTTAATCTAACACAATGTAATGTCTGTGTGAATTGGCCTTGATTAAATTTTGAATCTACTTTTACTACTTGATAAATTCCGGAAAATGTATTTTCTGATCTTCCGCCGGAACCGTAATGATATTCATAAGAGCCCATGAACCTATCATCTAGATCGTCTGGTGGTCTTACAAAGTTTACCTGAATCAATGGTTGAAAATTTTCTGAGTTGAAACTGCCAAATTTTTTGCTGAGCACTCCTTGTCCGATACCGTCTGCCTTTTTGGCTCTGTTTTCGTGTACCACTATAAATTGATCTTGACAAATATAAGCCGGGTCTCCCAAAATATCCAGTTCTATCCTTATCATATCAACTTCTGGATTTGTTATGTAATCATAGAACTGCTGTGATTTGTTTGAACCTGCGTTCATTGTGTTTTTACCCATTTGATTGGTCGGCTCTGTTCTAATATCAGAATCCTCAGATCCAAAAACTTTTATAAGATTTTCTTCAAAACTCTCATACTTCCCTTTTGATTTGTAATCCTCTTTGAAAGGTCTAACATTTCTCAGATAATATGCAGTCTTATAGTTGAGACGCAAGTTTTGTATATCCACGTTGTCACCTGTGTATATGTAGTTGTATTGTTTTCTAACCCATTTGGACCAGTCCATGAATCCCAAACTTACTCCTGGTGGGAAAAATTTTAGACAGTGCAATTTTTTTGGTATTGCTTTAAACACTATCTTCTTCGGACTTACTTTCCTTATTTTATCAATAACATCAGGGTTTGGTGTTTCAACTGTTACCTTAATCTCAAACCAAGGTATCCATTGATTGTCTTTGGCCAAGGCCCGGAAGTCGTTACTGTTGTAAAATTTCATTAGTTTATCATACCCGCCCTCTTCTTCAGGATTGGGAGCGGTTGGACTTGATGATCCACTTTTTGTCATTTGCATATGCCAGTACTGCCAAAATCTATCTGCGATTGCGGAATATCCCTCACCTGTTCTAATAGCATCTTCAAAATACTTTACTAAACTTGTCTGTCCGTCTACCTGTGCGTCTGCTAATTTAATCTTCGGTGTCGTATCGATTTTTGTTTTCTCTCCAGCAACGTAATCGTTCCAGAATTTTGTAAAAAGACTTGCATTTGATTCTGCTATGGTTGTTTGCAAAGTTTTGGCATAGATTGCTCTCTTGGCTACTTCCGACGATACAACGAATTCATATTTGTCTTTGTACTGTCTTACTCCCTCTTTTATCTCTTTGTCTTGGTCTTCATCTAATTGTTTGGTAACTTCCTTTATCCATTCTCCAACACTGTTTACAGTTGTGGTTATTTGTGTACGAGGAAATTTGAATCTATCATCGTGTGCTAGATCACCAAACGGCACCGCAATCACTTGATATTTTGCTCCTGACTGATCTAAATCAAATTCAACCCTAACAATAAGTATTGGAATTTTTCTAATATAGTTTTGATCTTGTTGAGTAATCACTTTTCCATTTTCGTCTGTGCCTTGGAATTCTATTGTTAGCAACAATGGTGCGTCCATAAAATCTCTGTATCCGTTTATGAATGTTGCCGCTTTGACTTTCTCTATTAATGACACACCAAACGGTTCGACCAATTCAAAATTCATTTTTGTTATGTTTGACAATCCTCTTTCTGAGTTTGGTCCAACTGTGCTTAACATATTAAAATTTTCAAAAAATAGATCTAAACCTTTGGATAGTATGTTTACAGATTCTTTTGGATCATATTTTTTATTGAAAGAAGTAGTTCCTCCGCCTCTACGTGATTCCCTGGCTTCTGCTCTTATCTTGTCTTGTTCGTCTTTGTATTTGCCGTCACTAATTTTTGGATCACCTATTCCGCCTGATCTCGCAACAATGTCATGCACTGGATTATTCAAAAATGCATGGCTTTTTAATTCTTCTTCGGATATGCCACTTAATGTAAAAATTGTGTTGTATGTGGCAAATTTGTGCAATACATTTTCTTGTAAACCAACTTCATTGTCTGATGTGTCTTCGTCTTGTACTACACCATAAGATTCGTTGTTGCTCTCATCACTCCCAGAAACCATGTTTGCATATTTCATGTTCTTCCAGGCTTCTAGTTCACTGTTGACTTTCTTACGTATATTGATTGCAGAACCGCCATACAGATATTCGCCGTCTTTTCCTTTTTTGAATGCGTTGAATACTTTTTTGGAATTACGTTTAACGTTGAATTTATCTTTATTGAAGAAACCCATGTTATACTCCTAAGTCGTTAGAAATATTATTTGCCTTGGGTAATTGAATTGTTACTCCGGGTTTGAAATCATATATGGGATCTTCAATTTGGTCTGGATTTCTTTGTGCGAATACCCACCAAAGTCTTGGTGTGCCATATAAGTCAAATGCAAGTAGATCTGGTCTGTAAGCATATGTTCTTTCTATTGTGTATGTTTGGTCGTCATCCTCTGCTGTAATTGTTCTTGGAACCAATGTTTCCAAACTAATCTCGTTCTGTGGTGTAGCGTGATAAGGTGATGTGTTTGAATACTCAGCCATTATACTAATCCTATTCCTCTTTCTTTATCTAGGGTACCATCAGCAAACTTTTTCAATGAAAAGTTTTTGACTGTGTCTCTGCTGTATACCGGAGTTACCATAGCAGATATAGTTGATATTGTTGGTGCCCATGAGGCGTCAGCCGCCATGTCGGCATCATTGTTAAATCTGTCCATGTCTTCTCCCTCAACACCAACATCACCTAAACTCATAACTTCTGCTTGTTTTGTAGAAATATAATCAATACCTGGTCTTAGTTCAACACTGAATTGGTTCAATACAACTGGAACCTTGTCATACACGTGATCTCCATAACCGGATAAATGTAAAATAGGTGGTGGTGAACCTTTATAAGCATCCTCTGAATTTCCAAAAGCCATTTTACTCATTGTTCTTAAAAATTTTACTGTGGCTACCCAATGCTGTGCGTCAAGGTTATTTTGTACTGGAAATTCTCCCACAATACTAATGGTGTCTACCTGTGAATTTTGATATGCTTGAAAAGGATAGTTGCTGTGTGTTTGTGCTAATGGATTATAATTCGCCGAGTTCTGCACAATTACCGCAGGTGTTATTGGCCAAAACACACCTCTGGATTGTCGCAACGGTTCCATTAGATTGTTGTCATCCAATAAAATACCCTTAAACACAGAATCAATTGGTAACTGTAATCTCACTCTCCAATCTCTGGTTGCGGTTCTTCCTGACCATTTTGCTTTGGCTTGTTGAATACGGCTGTTGTCACCTAATCCAGCACCCGTTAATCGTGCCCAAGTTTTGCTGAGAAACCCAGATCCTACGTTCTTAATCACCTTTCCTAAACTTGGTCTTTTTGGTATATTCATTGACATACTAAATGGTTGCTTTCCTTTTCATAATTTTGTATACTATAAAGTATATTTATAGGCACAATAATAGGCGCATTTAATTACCCTTAAGGCACGATTCAACAGACCTGTTTGTGGTCACTT